GTGATTACTACGCCGGCCCGAAATCTGGAACCGACGGTAGGCAGCCGTCGCTGCATGGGGTGCTTCGGTACGTACGGCAGGCGAAAGACGCCAAGGGGCGCCGGGAAAACACGCACGCCGTTACGGACGAGATGCGGTCGCAATGGGCAGAGACATCCTTTCGGATTCACCTGTTAGACGAAGGTCCGAATCACCGAGCAACGCGACACGCCTACAAGCTGTGGTCATACGCTGCCAAGGAGTGCGGTGTTTCGATGCCCGAATACAACGCCGTGGACTATGGAGGCAAGCCCGAAGAACCCGATGACGTCCCCTACTGGCTGCTTGCGGAGCGTGACGCACGTCAACAAACTAAAGGCTCGAATCGCCGAGCTCGAAGCCAAGCTGGCGGAGGCGAACGAACAGCGGCCGTACTGGCTGTTCCGCGCGATGCTTGAGTCGTGCCAATTCCACGACTGCTTTGGCACGACTGACGGATATGAGTGCGAGGAGTCTTCTGAGTGCATCACCGAGTGGTGCGTTTCGTGTTCGGCGCGAAAGTTTCTGGGGGAAATCAAAGCCATGGAAGCCCTCGCCGTAAAGGAGCCCAAGCCATGACCGACAGCGAACTGAAGCCGTGCCCTTGCGGACAAGTGCCGAAACGCCTTTTAATTTCGTGCGATCACGAAAGGCCCCGGTGGGCAATGGTGGCTGGGAATTGTTGCGGCGAATGGAACGTGGAATTCAGAAATGGCCATGAGCTCATCAACTCCGACCAGTCCATGCGCCTAGCGCGGGAAGCCTGGAACAGCGCGCAACGCCCTGCCACCCCCGACGCGGAGGGCGGGCGATGAACAAGCTTCGCTGGCGAGATCTGGATCACGCAGTTGAACAACCCAAAAAGAGGGACCTAAAATGAGTACCGGACGCGAACACCAATCACAACTGCTAGACCGCTTGGCCGCCATGCGCTGCATGCGCAAGGCTGAGCGTGAAGCGATGGAGTACTTCATCGCAATGAACACGCTGCAAGCCGAGGCGTTGCTAGACTTCATTGACGAGCAGATCGAAAACTCTGTGCCGACGCAGGAGGCTCAACCCAAGCCCAAGCCCAAGCCGAAACCGCCCGCCAAGCCCAAGCCAGCGCCATCAAAGCCCGGCGCCTACGCGGAGAATCCCTACGCCTCGTGGGATTCCGAAACCCTGAAAACGGAGATGGAGAGGCGAGGAAAGCCGACGCGGAGCCTGAGCGACAACGACATGGCGCGCGTTCTGTTTCTCGAAGACCGCAAGTCCGAGGGATGGGATCCAAGGAACGAACCCGATCCAAAGCTCCGGTTCGCAAAGGAACCCGGCCCGGATGGCGTCGACCATTCCGACGACGGCAAGAAGCGTAATATATGACGCAGCCAATCACTGTTCATTTCTTCGCAGAAGGCGTTCCCGTCGCCCAGCCGCGCCACTCAAACGCACAAGGTGGCCGCACGTACTACCGCGACAAGAGCGGCAAGTACGGGGCTTGGAGGGACCGCGTAACGCTTGAGGCCCGGCACCACGCGGCGCGGCATGGGCTAATACAGAGCCCGCCTGCGTGCCCCGTTCGGCTCTACGTGAAGTTCTTGATGCCGTATGCCCAGCGGTGGTTCCGAAAGGACGGGTCGCTTAAGGACGCAGCGCCGACAAAGCACCTAGCGAAGCCTGATGCAGACAACATGCTGAAGCTGGTCAAGGATGTTCTCGAGTCCGAACACTTGGTCCACAACGACAGCATGATTTACGACGTAAGGTCGACAAAGCTGTATTCGCAGGGCAGGACAGGCGCCATAATCACCCTGCACTACGAGCATGGATCACGCTAGAATGGATGCATGAGGCTGGCCTTAATCGCAATGCTTATTCTCGCCGGGTGCAACGGGGCCGTTCGGCTTGGTGAATTTGAAGTGGCCTATTCGCTCGGCTTTCCGCCCGATCAGCCGAGCCTGTCATCGACGCATGTCGGGCCTGAAGGCAACAAGCGAATGGATACCGGCGCGTCAGTACTCCACACCTACCTGAGCGATGTCGAACTGGAAGCGACGAACAATCGGCACATGATGTTGCTCGGGCTGGTGGTTGTCATTGGGTCCGGCGTGCTTCAGTGGTGGGGCAACAAGACGGCGTGGCTGGTGTTCGGCACATGGGCACCCAAGGCGCTGGCCGCCGTCGGGGCTGGGACAATGGCTTGGTATTCGCTGAGCGGCATGGCCCAAGCCGTGATCGTCGGAGGCATTGTTATCTGGGCGATCGCGTCGATGCACTACGGGTCTGTGTCACACAACAATCGTAATGTCGGGCCGGGCAAGGCCGCCGACCGGAACGACAAAACAACGAGCGGTGGCATGGGAACACTTACGACTGCCTCGGACGAGGCGACAACTTAGCTCAATCGTTGACTCAACGAGACGAGCTTATCGAACAGCAGCCGGCCGGGTGTAAAAGCCCGGTCGGTTTTATTTTTCGATGGTGTCGAGCTTGGCTTCAATTCTGGCCAGCGAGCGGAGGATCGCTTGCTGGGTTGACTGAACGTCCTGGGTCTTGATGGCCTGCGCCTCAGCCTTCGCCTGGATCGACGGGATCTTCACATCAATGACGGCCTTGATCTGTGCCTGGGCAGCGGCAAGATCGCGCCGCATCGCCTCGTTTGCGCGAACAACGGCAGCGCCTTGGGTGCCCATTCCGACGAGAAGGCCAATAGCGGTCAACATCGTGATGAGGGTACCGATTGGCTGATACTGTCTCGCCTTAGCCATCAGGTTTTTGCCGGACATAACGGATCTCCTGCATGCATGGTACTCAGATGGGCCAGCACCTGTCTAGCAATCCGTGAATTCTGTCGTCACGGTCTGCTTTTCGGCGGTCGCATGGAGGCTCCAAGTCCGCCACCTCCAACTCAATCGCCCCGATGTCCCAGCCGGAACCTTGCGGTCGGGAAGTGCCAAGGGCGTCGGTAGCGAGTTCGGAAACTGCGCCGCGCGCCGTGCCCGCATCGAGCAAGTCGCTGCCGGACTTCAGCGTGAAATCATACGTCGTGTCTGTGAAATGATCCGTGTCTGTCAGGCTGTGGAATGTCGTCGTGCCTGGCGCTGACGTGTCGCCGCTGGCATTGGTGTCTGCGTTTGTTGGAGCGACATCGTTGATAAAATCGGCCGTAAAACCGCCGAATCCAACGCAGTTGTATTGATTGGTCAGCTTTTCCGTGCCGCCGGCGCATCGGATCGCATAGGCTTGACGCCCGTGTGAGTGACTTGAGCAGTTCTCTAATGACCAGTCAACAAGAGTGCCTTCGTTCCGGTTGCACCAAATGCCACCGCCATCGGGTGACGTTGACACTATTCCAGTGGGGTCGACGACCGATCTATGGTTATAAATATGCAGCGTCGTGTTTCCGGCTCCGAAGTTTGACGTCGCGGCCATCGGGTTCATGGGATTAGATGTGTCTGTGTTTTGCTTGCCATGGCACCACATGTTTTTGGCCGTCCATGTCACGGCCGTGGAGGTCTGCGACAAAAACCATACACCCGACCACCATGTCGTGAAAAAGGTGCTGTGTGACGTGGCAAATCCGTCGACCGTCATCGACAAATTTAGAATAAAGAGACTTGAGCCCCCCAAGATGCCGTTGCCGCCACCACTCGTAATGCGCGCAGATACGGTGATGTCGCTCATGTCGGCGACTGGGCGGCTTCCATCTTCGCCATACAACACGATGCCATTATCTGCCGCGTTGTTGTAAACCGTATTTCCACAATCACCCGACGCGTTCATCACGCCGTTGTTTCCCGTTCCCGCCGCCTCTTTGGACGGCAAGCTTGTGTAGTCGCCTCCGCCGCCGGGATAGATTCGATCATCAGCCATCCAGCACACCCGCCTTCGATACAATCAAAAAATCGTCTTCGCTGAAGATGTCCGGGTCTGTTGGCTCGGTGACGTCGTAGATCGCGCGGAACTTCTCGTCGGTGAGCGCGGACACGTCTACCCGCACGCGGCATCGGCGTGCTACTGGCGTCGGCATCGCTTCTTGGGTGATTGGGTTCGGCTCGAACGTGTCGGCCTCTGTCACCTCGAAATACGGATTATTCCATCGGTCTGGGTTCGCCTCCAAATCGGGATCGACCAGCGGAATCACCTTGTGAATTATGTATTCCTGGCGACCGAACTTGTGGCGATCCGCCCATGGCCTGACCAGTATCACATCGAGATCGAGGTGCGAAAGCACCACATCCTGGCCCGGCAGATCATAGATCTTCACGAGCGCCGCAAGCATCAGGCCACCTTCACGTCGTGGGGCGGCAGCTTGCCGATCGCGGTCCTTGCTCTGGATTCTTTCAGGAGGATCGCGTCGGACATTCTACGAAGAAGATTGTTTGTGCCGCGAACTTCGCAATCCTTGCCCTCGATCAGTGGGCGCTCAATACGCGCCCGAAAAGGCTCGAACATAGCGCGCTTCGATTCGATGTCGCGCGTAATCGCGTCGATCTGCGCGCGACTTGTCTTGTTCGGCTCGTTGCGCAGCGCGCGAGATTCTGCCTCAAGATCCTCGATTTCACGCAATTCAGCCTTGTAGACATCCCTGTCGGCGCGCCACGCTGGATCGAAGTACACTCGCCATGGCGATTGCCCCGTCCAGTGGCCAGCCAAAACCCTTGTGTGCCAAGGGCATCCAATACGAGGCATGGTGTGGCCCGCAAGAATCATCCGCCGCAACTCGAGCTCAACCTCTGGGTCATCGACCATGCACACCACCTGGGTGCGCAGCCGACCGGCGAATCCAGCGTCCAGGAACAGCGGCAGCTGGGACGCCAGGATAGCCTCCATCGGCTCGCCCTCTTTCCACGTGTGACGCGCGGTACTCAGGTCGTGGTCGCGACAAAACAGAGCGACGTTTTGAGGCATTTGGCACCTGCCTTTCAAGGCACGACCGGCCTAGATCAGTTCAAGACCTTGACGACAATGAACGGTTCGCCGTAGTCGGCGCTCTCGGTCATGGCGGTCTCGATGCCGATGACGAGATCTTGACATCCGTCGAGATCAAGCTTGATCGGCGCCGTCAGCTTGTAGTCGCTGACGCCATCGTTGTAGGCGATCCCGTCCACCGCGTTGTTGACCACCAGCGTCTGAAGCACAGTCCCGTCGGTCTGGCTCAGAAGCTGATACACGTCGGCTTCGAGATTTGCCTGCGAACTGTCTCGAACTTGGCTCTTGCTGATGCCATGCGCAACCACAACCGGGTTGGTCAACGTCGCGCCTCCGCTCTTGTAGGCGCAGGCGATCAGCATGGACGTTCCTCGGCCCGAAACGTTGATCTTGCGGCGAGAATCCAGACCCGGCCCGTCGAGCGCGTCGGGAGATGAGTCGACAGTTTCCGGGTTAACTCCGGCGTGAACCCACCCTGACACAACCGAGACGGGGACGACCTTTTGGCCGACGGGCACCTTGTCTTCGTCAATTCGGGGCGGAAGAATTCTTGCTGGAACGTCGGTCAATGCCATGGCTATGGCTCCTTTAGCTGTCCTTGCCGCGACGGTCGATCCAGCCGCGTGTATTGATGGTTACGTTCGTTTCCGCCACCGACGCACTAAGCCGGTAGCAAATTCGGCCAAGCGTGTCTGTTTCCACCTCGAGCACTTGATTCGCGAGCTTATGCGTAGTCGACCCAGTTCGGTCGATGATGTGCGTGGCGTCGTTGACACTGATGGCCACGTCGGTTTTCTTGAGCGGGCCGACATCGAGATATGCCTGCCCCGCAGAACCGTCATCAAGCAATAGAGCGTAAACGATCGCGTCGACAATGATGTCTGTTGGTAGCGTCAGCGTCACTGTGACGCGAGACGTGCCGGGGTTCGCCGTGGAATCGTCTACGACCGGGATGTCCCACAGGAACACATCGCCGCGCTGGTAGAACTTGATGATGTTCGACGAGCCGTCGGTGACAACTGACCCAATGCGGCGAACGGCGGTCCATCCGGTCGGCACATTGGCGCCGGTTGGGCTGGTGTCAAACATCGCGTCGACCGTGCCATCGGTATTCTTCGTTATCAGGATGACGTGGTACGTCTCGTTTATCGTCACGCCGCCAGTCACATCGCCACCGGCGCCGGTGCCTTCCGTCCAAGTTGCGTCGATCTGCTTCGTGAGGGCAGATCCCAGCGTGACGAGCAAAGAACCGGAGAAGTTCGCGCAGTTGCCGACGGCGATATCAATGTCGTGGTCGGCGTCCGTGCCGTTTGAAAGCGTGAGACCGTAGATGTGGCCCTGATCCGGGGTATCTGCGGCAACCGTGGTGACATTCCCCCACGCCACGCCTGTCGATGCCGTTGAGTCGGCGATTAGGATTTGGTTGTTAGAGCCAACGCCCACTCGAACAAGGTTAGCGCCGTTGTACGCAAGCACATCGCCCTTTGCGAGTCCGGCCGCGTCCAACAAGTCCTTCACGATGCCCGCCTGAAGCGATGTCCAAGCGGCCGAGTCGACAACCAAAATCGAATTGTCGGCCAACGCCGCCGGGTCGGGCAGGTCTGAATCGGCAACGACAAAGCCCTGTTGCTCGATGGCGTCCAGGGAAAGCGTGAGCTTCGTCACATTGACGGTTTCGTTTGAATCCGTTTCAACCCACAGTTCAACGTAATCGCCGTTGGCGAGCGTGAATCCATCGGCCACGACGTTAAAATCGTTTTTCTTCCCGGCGTTCTCGTAATCAAACTCGGTCGCTGTTCCTACGAGCGAGCCGTTTTTGTAGATGCCGAGCTTCACGTTCACATCGGCCGATGCCATGTCGATCGTGCCGTGAGCCGTTGCCCTGAAAACCTTCGTGGTCGTGCCGGTGTACCGTAGCCGGTTGTTCGCTGGCATGTCGACTTCTGAGGTGTTCGACCCCAGAGTAGTCAGCGTGCTGCTGATCTTGATCGGCGTGGCCGCCGTGGTGGCGGTTCCGGTCGCCGTGGTCATTTCCAGGCTGCCGTGCGTCCAGGTGCCCGAAGCGGTCACACCGGCCGCGATCTGGTTCACTACATAGTTCTTCGTTGCAAGATCGGTTCCGTTGACAGGCTCGCCAGCGTTGCCGCCGATGGCGCCTTGCAGATCCCACCGAAGAAGGTCACCGAGCGATCGACGGATTCGGAAAGTATCTTCGAGGTTGCGGTTCTTGAGTCCCGCATGAGTGGCCAGCGCCTGAATGAACGACATGGCGCGGTCAAGGAACGCCACGAAGTCCGTCGGAGATACCGCCGTCGATCCGTCGGTAGCGATCTGTTGCGTGAAGTCTTCGGGGATCAGGTATCGCCAGATCTTCTTTGTCGCCGGCGGGGCCGTTCTGAATCGAATCGTCACGCCTGACGCAGACCCAAGCGTGCCGATCAGGTCGTAGTGGATGCCTTCGGTCTGGATCGTGGGCACGCCTGTTGCGATGTCCTCGAGGTAGACCTTCAAGTCGTCGCTGTCGGTCACGACATACGGAAACGTGAAGTCGGTCGAGGCGCCGTCGCCCTGCGTGTCGAGTCGTTCGTGTACGGTTGTTAGGCTCATGGCAAAACTTTACCGCATAATAGCGATCAACTCCACGCTATTTCAGGCCCAGGGCCGAGGATGTCGTGTCTTCAAGCTGGCTGAAGATTCGAGAAAGCAGAAAGTGATTCTGCATCGGGATCATCCGGCGGAAGCTCCGAAGATCTCCGTCGTTGAATTTCCCGGTCACAAGGCGGGCTGACGAAATCGCCGCATCCCCGGCCAAGCTGGCCGTAGGGCCAAGAACCGCGTCGAGCATGTCGTTGCCGGAATAATACCGCTTGCCAAGGCCAAGGGCCGGCGTAACTCCAACGTGTCCGCTCGTCGCTGCGGACACAACCTCGTCAATGTCGAAGAAGATGCCCGACAGACCGGCCTGCTTGAACCCGTCGAACGTCCACTGGGACAGCCCCTTGGCCGTGCCTGGGTCTGGGAGATCCCGCCCGTCCGCCGCCCGCTTCATGGCGACCGCCATCATGCCGAACGCCGTCGAAGCAAGGACGCCTGATGCGATCGCCGCGTCCCGGTACACCAAGCCGCGAGCAAGGATTCGAGTGTTCGCCGCAAATGAGAAATTCATGAACTGGAAAATCGAAGCCTGAACCTCATGGCTCATCCACGGAATATTCGGGCGATCGCCTGCCGAGCCTCGCAGAATGTTTAGATCCCGTGCACGGTTGAGCGCCCCGCGATACCGTTCGCGGATGTCGAGATCGGTCCATGCTGACGTGTTGGGCACAAGTGGCTCCCGAACGCCGTCCACGACATGGCCGTGCTGCTCAAACTGCGCACCGGCGCGGCGAAGGTGGTCAACGCCAAGTCCAAGCTCACGCAGCCGTTTCAGCGTCTTCGGTGAAAGGGCCTTACCCGCCGCAACTTTTCTCGCATTCGAAATGATGAACCCCTGCGCCACCATCACAGCATAGTTCTCCATAATCGCGTTCCACGGACCAATCAGATTCGCCAGTGAGTAATAATGCGTTGCCTTGTCGAGCGCGTTGCCAAACCGCCCGTGCGATCCGGTCGCCACAACTTCATTCGCAAGCCCGTTGATCGACTTTGCCCGCGCGTTCGTGATGGTATCGGCAGCGCCGATTGCAAGCCTGATCTCGTCCTTTGCCATCTTCGCGACGTTGCTCTTGAACGACCTGAGCATCGGTACGACGGCATACCGAAAGACGTTCCCGATCCCGTAATTCATAACCGGCATTGCAAGGTCAGTCATGGACGACATCGCAATCTTCCCGGACACAGAAAGATACGCAAGCTGCCTTCCGTTCCGAAGAATCTCCGGAGCCAACGCGCCGGGGTCTCGCGGGATTCCGAGCGTGCCCCGGATCTCGTCGCGCATGGTCCGGATGTTCCGAAGATCCCGCTCCTTTGCACGGCGCAGCTTCGACTGCGCCTTTGCATCGCCCTTGGCATTCTCAATCGCCGTGTCGTACCAATCTTCGATCCGCTCAATGGCAAGCGGCATGTCGCCGCCGCTGAATTCCTTCGCAAGCTGAACGTCTGCCTCACGCAGAATTGCCTGAGCGTCTGCGTCCGTCTTGGCCTCGTAGATGTTTCGCGCAAGTCTTTTTCTCGCATCGAGACGGGCTTGCAGCTTTTTACTTGGCAAGAACTCCTGATACAGGCGATTGTCTCGATCGCGCAGCGCGACAGATGCGATCGTCTTGTCCACACGGATGGCCGCGACATCTTCCGGGAGGGTTTCATCGGCCTTCGACAGAACCTTCATGATCCCGAAACGCTTGCCGATCTCAAGATCGGACGAAGCGGCGCGAGAGTAATACTTAGTGACACGGACGGCATCACTGACGAGCCATGGCTCAATGATAACATCCGGGACATCGAGCGTTCGAGCCAGGAGCGGCCCACGGTAAGGCAAGTCTCCGGGGTGGTCGCCTGCCGTCTCAAGCATTCGGCTGACCACCGCATTCAATTCTGAGCGGGCAGCGGCGCGATCATATGGCACGCCATTAACAAGAGCCTTCGCGGACTGGTGACCGATGATCGCGTCGACAAACTCCTTTGCCTCGCCGGAATCAGAAAGCTTAACCTTGTCGTACATACGATAGAAGTAGTTCGGGTTTTCTTCGATAAGCTGCTTCGTGAAGTACCCACGACTGACAAGCTCCCTGGCAGTCGGGTCGAACACCTCACGGCGAAGAATGACAGCCGCCTCCCATGCCTCTTGTATTCCGCCCTCGCCGATATATTCCTCCCGCGTACGGCGAAGGGCCTTGGCGGTTTCCTCGTTGAATTTCTCGAAGGACACTTTGCCTTCCGCGCTTCCAAACCGCTGCGTTACGCGACTCAAAAATCCGGCTCGCTTCTTCGTGCCGCCGGTCTGGTAGTTGACGTAAAGGTCTTCGACCTTGCCTATCGCCACGTCGGCCTCTGCGACGCGAAGCCGCGTAGATGTCTCGGCGTCTAGCCGCTTGACGCCCTCAGCCTTCGGCATGACCCACTGATGCAGCAAGTCGCTGATCGCCACCGTCGGCTCAGCCTCGGACACGGCGTTGCTCAGCCGGGGCGATGTGGCCCTAAAGTACGCCTCGCCAAGGACCTTCTCCGCTCGCTCGATCGAGTGGGGATCGCTCAGGTCACCCCAGATATCTTCAACCGCCTTCCTTGGCGTTGCGCCAGGGGCAGTGATGTCGACATCGCCGGGCTTTGGATGAAGATAAGAATCCAGTTGCCGCGTTGTTCTGTTGAGCTTCGCTTTGGAAAACCCCGAGGCGATCACGCCGAAAATACCGCTCAACACAGCGCCAGCAGCCACAGCATCACGGCTTTCCTCGACTGTGCGGGCCTCCTGCGTCGTGTGGAGCAAGGCTTCCTGCACCGCAACCGAAGCGGCTCCGGCCGCGGCAAACCGCCCGGCCGTGGCAAGTATCTTCACTCCACGCGCGCCCTTCACAACAGCGCCGCCGGGAAGGAAGATCGTCGGGTCAAGCACGCCCGCAGCAATCGAGGCGGCGATGCCACCCCACCCGGCTTCCGCCAGCGTGTTTTTGTTTTCGTTCTCCCGGTCGATCTGCTGCCTGATCCGCTCCAGGTCGTTCGCGTTACGCGCGTGCGTGAAGCTATTCAGGTGCTCCTCGTACCCACCAATATGGACGAACGGATTATTCTGCCGGTCCCATGGCCGAGTGGGATCGCGAACAGCAAACGGATTGAATTCCGGATCAAGCTCTCCAATCGGAGACGTGTCCTGAAACCACGACGCGATTAAGTTGTGCTGGCTGAACGCCGCTTTTGCCGTTTCGATTACGCCGGGGCCTTCGTCCCGGATCTGCGCAGGCGGAACATACGTCGCCAGCGCTGCGTCGAACGCGGTTCCCCCGTTCCTGTCGTCTTGCAAAACGAACGGCATTATTCAGGCCTTTACGGTTGAAACAATTCAAACAGCGGGGAAATCCCAACGCGCATCGAGTCTTTCAGCGAGGGTCGTTTTTTCCCCGACTCGATATCGCGCAGCCGCTTGCTGGTCTCGCGATCGCGAACGGCCTGCGCCGATCTGTCGCTCACCGCCTTGGGGCTGGATTCGTAGTCTGGGAACCACAGATACCGCTTGCCCGACGAATGGAAGATCGGGTGCGGAATACCCTGGTCGTCGACCCAACTCATCTGATACGCGGGTCGGCTGGTGTCAACCGGGTCTGGATCAAGCCGAATCTTCGACCGGAACACGCCCACATTCAGCTTTGAAATCGGCCCAGACACTTCTTCCGGAAACACGACTTCGCCCGCCTGGATCGCATCGCCTAAATCCTGGACGGCCTGAAATTCCATATCGGTCTTGCCGAAGTTTGGATTGCCGAACACCTTCAGCGGTGAATTGAATACGATCCGGTCGCTGTCAGATCCAAGGCCCATCTTGCCGATTTTTCGACCGAACTGCTCGACAGCAAACGCCTTCGCAAGCTCGATGTCAGTGTTGCCTCCCGCAACCATGTCCATCACGGCCGCGTGGAACCGGGTCCGAAGGTTCTTGGGCAACTTCTCAAGCGCCGCGTCCTTGTCCAACTGAAGGCCTCTTTGCGTCTTGTCGTCAAGGTTTATGTGGAATTCGTCCCGAACCATCTGGATCAACGCTTCATCGGCCGCCGCAGCAATTCGGGTGCGATTGTTCTTGATGAACTGACCGGTCGCCGGATCTTTGGGGTTGATCGCATTCGCAACCCTGTCTCGAATCGGCGCGATGTCAAAGTCGGATGTCGCCGCATCCTCCGGACGAATGTTGGTTACCGTCGAGATGCCCACAGCAAGCTTCCGCTCGTCATCGGTGAAGTATTGCTCGTAAGCAAGCCGGTCGGTGGTGCGCAGGTTCTCCATGAAGCTCACGGACTGGGCGATAGCGTCCGACCTGTCCGAACGCAGACCGGCGCGTATGGTGGTCTGAAGCATCGTCGGCATGACGCCGGAGTTCATTGCCATGTCTACGGCAACGCTGTACCGCTGAGCCGTGCCCTCGGGCGTGTGAGGAATCTCCTGCGTCAGACGTCTGAAGTAGACATCGGCGGCGTCCTGCATGCCGCTTCGGTCAAAAACGGGCACGCGGGCCAGATGCGCCCCTTCGATCCTAGCGATCTTCGCCTCCATCGAGTTCGCACGCATCGACGCGGCCTGGATCTTTCCGACCAACAGGTTCGCGCGGCCACGATCCAGGTGGCCGGTGTCGACATCAGATTCGATCTGCTGCACCGATGGCAACGTCGCTTCCCCACGCTGCGCGGCAAGGATCTCTCGTTCATATTCCGCGGCGTTGTGCTGGTGAAACCGTTCCTCGATGCCGTTCGTGAGACTCAATCTCATCTTTGCATCCTGGATCCCGGCGGCAGCGTCCTTGAGATCCTGAACCTCGACAATCGACGGCGGGGGCGTCTGACCCGAGAACAGCCGGCTTGCGTTGACGAAGATGTCGTCGGCGATCTTCTGGTCAGCGGCCTTGCTCTGGCTCAATTCCTCAAGGCCGCGAGCTTTCAACTCGGCCTCAAGCGACTTGATCGTGCTGGCCTGATACTCAGGAACCTCAGACCCAAGCCCAGAGCGAATGTCGGCCAAAAGACCCTGCGGATCAAAGCGGCGACGCTGGGCCACGGATTCACGAAGCTCGCCGATACGTGATTGCTCGGCCCGCGCCCTCGCCTTTTCCAGCACGTCGTCCGGCAAGTCGCTGAACGGGTTCGCGTCGGCGTCGAGGCTCAGGGCAAGGATTGCCGACTTGGGGTCTTCCCGGATCAGGTCTTCGAGTGATCGCATCGAGGCGCCATCTACAGCGCGCTTGACGACCGACTCCACCGCGCCCTCATTCTCGAGTCCGCGAGTCGTTCCGGCGCCGGATCGCACCATCTCGACGATGTTGTCAAGGTGCAGATCGGCGTCGGCATCGCGGCCATCCCGAACCGCGCGGCTGTATGCGGCCTGTTCGGTTTCGATTGCGGATTGCAGGCGAACGGCGTTCGTGTCCATCTGCCGACTGACGGCCTCGCGCTTCACATGCAGCAAGCCCTGGTCGGACGCGGACTGAAACTTTGCGTCCACCTGAAGCATCAGGTCTTTGTCTTCTTCTTCGATGAACAGGTCTTTGACGCGGTTGACCTGCTCGCGGTAGACGCGATCCATCTCGGCCGGATCCGTATGCTCCATTGCGGCCTGACGGGCATCTTCAACGCCTTGCGTGATTTTGCTCTGGGCGTCGATTAACTTCTGCGAGCGCTCAGCCTGAAGCTGGATGGCACCGATCCGCTCCACCGCTTCGCCAAGGGCTTGCCCGGCTGCGGCAAAGCCAGCCGCCGCGCCGCCCTGGTCGGAAGGAGACCGGACCTGCCCCTGGGACTGACGAGGGGGAAGCGCCAGGGTCCGGGCGGTGTCAGATACAACGTTGATCCCGCCAAGCCTGCTCATTATCTGACCCTCAGAACGTTCGACCCGCCAGCGCGGTTGATCGTGTTCAAATCGCCAAGGAACGTCGACGCGCTGCGTCCAATACCCGCGATCAACCGGCCCTCACCACGGCGACGGAAGGCATCGGCGGCGATACGCGAGCCCTGGGCCGAGAGCGTTGCGTTCCTGCGGACAGTCGCTACATCCAGGGCGGCCTCCGCCGTTTCGTCGGCTTCCACTTCCAAGATCGAGCCGCCGGTCGTGCCGCCAGCAGCGGCGAGCGCACGCAGACGACCGAGCCTCCGGCTCCGATCCCTGGCAAGCCGCTCAGCGGTCGACTGACCAGCCTGAAGGGCCGCGCGGGCGTTCCGCCGCTCAATGCTCGCCTTGAACCGATCGGACTCAAACGCCGCGTAAGCCCCAGCAATGCCCGCTGCCGTTGACCCGAGCGTTCCCAGCGCCATTAGATCGGTTGACGTGAAATCAGCAGACATCGGTGATCCTCGCATACAAGTCGAAGTCCCTGCCCATCTTATCGTAGCACCGCATGACGCCCTCGAATTGGAATCCAAGATGCCGTGCCCATCTGCCGAATTCCGGTCGCGATGATTGACACACGGTTTCGACGCGCCGGAACAGTGGGTCGCGTTGGATCTTATCAAGGAACCGGATGACGACGCCACTCAATTCTACGTACTGCCTTGCGGACACGCCCTCAGCGACCATCGCCCAAGCGCGGGCGCATCCGTCGTGTATCGGCACGACACCGGCCACAAGCAGCGCATCATCGCCGCAAAACACGCACTCACCCGACGACACAGAAGCCAGACGCGCAGCGTTTTCAGGATCCCATTCGCCGATCTGCCGCGATTGCAGGTCGATCAGGCCAAAGTGATGTTCCCGAAGGTCTTCGGTTCGGATCAATGGGCATTACCGCCGATCTCGACATCGATGCCGATCTGAAGAATCGTAAGCGGCAGGGGCACGTCAATCTGGATATCAAGCTGCAACGTCTCGGACGCCTCTGCGTATCCGCTGTCGGGCTCCGCTCGGCCAGTGAACAGCGGCGCACCACCAAACAGCGGCACGCCGCCCTTTTGGCTGGTCCAGACGTAAGTCGCCTTGTCCTTCTCCCCGTATTTGAAATAACAGGAGTTCAGGACATGAACGTCAACATGCGCCGCCTTCATGAACCGGTCGCGCGGATCAAACGGCGCACGGCCGGGGACGACCGGCTGAGTCAGGCATCGGGCCAGGTAGGGCAGCCCCACGACAACCTTCGTCGCCTCATATTCCAGCGTAAGCGTGCCGCCGCCTCCGACCTTCTTTGACGGATGGACCTTGCCATCCGCAAGGATCTGAACGTCCTGTCCTTCAAGGTGCGGGACGCTGATCGTGGTCGTGGCCGCGCCGTCATAAGACACACTGGCATCGACGTGGATCGCGTCTTCCAGGCTTCCGTTGATGTCGAACGGATCGGTGATGTACTCAATGAACTGTCGAACCTTGCCGTCTGCGGTTCGCCGCTTCACAAGCAGCCAAACTTCGTCGCTGCCGTTGGACTTCGGTATCGTGGCGACAGACCCCACTGTGGAATCGCAGAAGTCCGCATCGCCGTAGAACGCGACAGGCGAATCCGTGATCGGTAGCGGGGTTTCTTCAATGAAGAGCCCAACATTACCGCCGCCGCCGGCGATCTTGACATCCGCGTGCGCGATGTTCGTCGAAAGGTCGCCCTTCTCGTAGGCGAAGCAAAGGCCTCCCGCAGTCATTGCGGCAACCCACCGATCCCCGACCGACAGACCGCGAATGTGACTACCACCCCACACAGCAACAGAGTCCGCCACAGAGCCGTCAGCCTTACTCACCTTGTACAACGTCGGGTTGTTGTTGACCTTTTCGTCAGTGGCAATCCACACGTACCCCGTGTCGGTCGGGTCTTCGCGGATGACGTTGGCGGTGTCGAATGTCGTGATGTCCGTGTCCCACAACTTCGCCTTCGTGCCTTTGTCATAGCAAACAAGATTGAACGTTCGCCCGCTCACAGCGCCAACTTGGCGAAACACGCTCACAATCACGTAGTCGCCATCAGCGAACACGGCATACGAAGTCGAATTGGCCAGGTCTGCATCTACGAACTGATCTTCGCTGGCCTGCGCGGCGGTGCCATCGGGGGCAAGCATGTCGTAACGGGCCACGTAAAAAGACGCGCCGGACGTCTGTACGCACGCATAAACAAGGTTCCTGGGCCTGTCGAAAAACGTGTCGTTGCTTCGGTGCGTCGTGGCGCCGTTCGCAGCGACGGCGTAGGTCCGGGTCGAATCGCTCGGGTCATACCGATGGACCCAGAAAATCGGCGGAACATGCGTCATGCCGATCACGAACAGATTGCTCGGCAGAATCCATACAGAATTCGGATTGCTGTTGATGAAGTCGTATTGAGATTGTGTTTCTACGCCGTCAGACTTTCGCCGAACGGTCAGAAGCCTTGTGCTTACACCGCTGTGCAGAGGGACCGCCAGCACATCGGCGTCCTTGCTCACGTCAATTGCGCCAGCGAGGCCGCCAAGAGTTTGCGACCACTGGCTTGCGCCACTCAGCAAATCAAACTTCTCAAGGTTCGATGACCCCGTGAGGTACACGTATGCCTGTGTCGGCATGAACGGAGCCGGCTCGACGGTAGCATCGCCACCGGAGCCCACGACGCAGAGCGAGCCGCCGATCGTATGCTTCGCCCACGCGACGACATCTTCATCGCGTCGGTAGGTCAGACTCAGAAGCGAGCCGTCTCCCAATACGACCCAAAGCACGCGGTCGGGCATTCGCTGGAACGCCATATCCGCAACCTGCGAGCTAAACATATGCTCCGACAGGATCGACAGATCGGGCGACCGAAACCGATCGGTTTCAAAGCTGAATACCAGTTCGTGCAGGTTCTTGCCTGCTCGCTGAAAATACAGGTACGCATCGCCCGCCTCGACCGGCTGAACAAGATCAGTCGATCCGTTCCGAGACTGCTTCTTCGATCGAAAGTCACTTGGCGTGTGAAGCCCGCCGTCGGAAAACCCAACCCATTCGCCGCCCGTCGTCCAGATCAGCAGGCCCCGATCGTCTGACCGCATAGCGCGAATGCCGTTGACCTGACTGTCGCTGAGTGTGCGAACAATCGAGTTTGCATCGGATACGGTTCCGTCTGTCGCAGACGGTGCGAAGTTTGTAAAATCGTCGGAGTTTGACGACCAGACCGTTTGTGGCTGTGCGTCGTAGCTGCCGTTCGTTGCGGCAAACCAAAGCCGCCCCTGATGGAACGTAATAACTTCAGGCCACCCGGTCGTATCAGACCACGCGCCGAGCCGCCAACTCGCCGTCGCCGTGCCTGCCGAAGCGTTGGGGCCTCGTATCGTTGCGACAACGACCGTCGTGCTGGTCCACGCCGTAATCTCAAGCCAAGTCCAGTTGCCCGCCGGATCTTTCCACCGGATCAGCCTGCCGATGTCGGTGGTCTTAAACCCTTCCCCGTTGTTGATCGCGGTGATGGCCGATGCCGTCACGTTCACGCTGCCAGAAGTGCCGGACAAGGCAAGCGTTACCGCCGTCGAGTTGGTGTCGAGATACGGCCCGTCTTCAAAGTCGAACGCAACCCATTGCCAGTTCGTATCGGCGAGCCGCCGAAGTTCGTAAGGTCGAACAAGAGGATACACCGAGAACAAGACATCGGCCGACTGCGCATATCGAACGCCGAACACCTGCCCGGACAGGTATGGCGACGAGATCTCGTAGGGACTGCCTGCGGATTCAAGTTGGGCGCGATCGCGAATGAACCGCGTGTACCCGCCGCCAAGCTCGATGATGTACGTCTGAGATACGTTGTATTCAAAGCCCAGAATCCGAACCGGCTCGGTCCGAACCTTCGCCTCGATGTTGCCTTGGGTTCCGCCGCGCCGCGTGGTGCCGCCCTGCACCATTGGAACCATATTGCGCATCATCTCGACAGAATTGCCGTACTTCTCAAGGTCGGACCGCGCGCGACCCTTCGCCGACCATTCGCCGGAAGTGAACGACGTTTGGACTGTCTTTACGTTGATGCCCATTATCTGTCAGGGTAGATGCCGCTACGGCTCGATCCCGTGCCTCGGCCAAGGCGTGCGTCCACGAACCTCGATCCGCCGAGATGCTGGCCTTGCTGTTCCTTTCGAGCGTTGTCGACTTTAGCCTGAGCCACGAGATCCTTAAGGTCAGAATTCACTTGCCGGATCTTGTCTTGATCGGCCGACAGCTTCGGGCCAACAAGCCGGGCCAGCACGAAGGCCAGCGCCTTCCGCAAACTGGCAGACCTCATCTCTCCAACCGTGATCTTTTTCGTGTAGGTCAGATTGACCGTGCTGTCGTGGCTCTGGATGGCCTGCCCGACGATCTCGTACTGATACCTTTGATCGTTGATGTACTTCGCGGCGATGTAATCGGATGGAAGCTGGTGTTCGTAGGTCCAGTCGATGGACACGGTGGCGCCGGTGGGCGTAAGGGCCTTCTTTGCGCGAGCGTCCGGCCAGTGGTACATCTCAAGAACTTCGTCGATCGCTTGATCAATGTGCGACTTGAGCAGTTCAGCGGACGGGCTGTTGGCGTCGTCAATGCTGTTGATGTTGTTTTTGCCGAGCGCGGTAAGCGCCATGTTCGCGACGTGGGTTTCGCTGTTCGATGCCATGGCTGTCGCTCCTTCCCAAGATCATAGCAAAGAAAAAAGGGGCCGGGTTAAAAACCCAGCCCCCACGCCGATGAGCAGGCAACTCGTTCGGTCTGTTTGGCATTACCCGCCGGTCTGTGATGCAACCATGATGATTCGGAGAATGCCGGAAGTCGGCAGGTTGGCCGCAGCGATGGTCGCAAGCACCGTTTCGTCCGCAGTCAATTCGGTTCCCACGGCATCGCCAAGGCCGAAAACTTCGGGGGTCGTGTTGTTCTTGACCGCAGCGGCCCGGTACTTGCCAGTGTCGCCGGTGATTCCGATGGCGATGGTGGCCGTGGCGCCCATCGCGGCCGATGGCACAAGAATGCCGTACAAGGGGATCATGCCCTTGCGCATCCGAATCATCTCAACGTCATCTCCGCTGGCCACGGTGTTGGCGGACAGGTCGATCTCGCCCTTGAGGACGGTCAGGCTGCCGCCGTGGACCTTGGCCGAAGGACGACCGGCCACGTCAGCGCCGTCGAAACCGGTCAAAAGAGTCATCACGTCGGAGTAAAAGGTGGTCATGGAAACCTCTCTTTGAAGGCCCCGTCTGGGGGCTCAGTTATCTAAAATCCTCAAGCCAGGGCTTACGGGCTTTCGTCGCAGAAGATTTCGACCACGCCTTCCTCTTGCAGTCGCGTTGCACCGAAGTCTTCCCGGTGGTAGATCTGCGTGACGTATCTCAGGTCGTCCCGCTCGGTGACGCGGGTCTTCATGTTTTGGGAGTATTCGCCGTAGGCCACCGAGTCCTGGACCCAGGCCACCGCCGAAGCGACATCGGTCGCCGTGACGTGCGGGCACTTCTGCGTGCGGTGCATCATGAATCCCATGTACTCGTCGATGTTGCCGCTTTCCAGCGCGCGGATGGTCACATAGTCGCCGCTGGTGGCTTTCTCGATCTTCAGGAGATCGGAAATTTGCTGGCGACGAAGGGCCAGATGCTTTGTTTCGTCTTCGTCGAAGTTGTTTTCGCCAAAGATGTTCTGAGCCTCAATCAGTTTGTCGAGCGTCAGGCCCTCGCTCGAACCCGACAGGTTCACGATGACCTGCTGGCTCGCGCCCAGCGAAACGCTAGTCGCACCGGCCTTGCCCGAATAGGCCGTGCCAACCCACTGCGCAAGACGAACCTCGTCCTTTTTCCTGGCGAACCACTTGGAGATCGCGCTGGAATAAGCGTTCGAGGGGTCTTCGAGCATGCGCACGCTGTCGTTGTCATCCAGCGGAATCGCCTTGCTCCGAGGGGTGGCGACCAGGCGGCGGCGGCTATGAGTCGCTTCGATCAAGTTCGTCTTGCCGTAGCGCTCGTCTTCCAGGCCCTCGTCGCTGTCGTCGAGCGCAGCGATGCGATTGACGTAGGTCTGCTCGCCCCTCATCTCGACGTTGCGGTAGGTGCCTTCGGTCTTCGATGCGCCTTGCTGCTGAAGCTCAAGGATGCCCGCCTCGAAGTTGTCGATGTAATGTTGGTCTTGTGTCTCAGCCATGACGGCCTCCAAGCAAAAAAACATGCGTTTACGGTTTGATGCTTCGAGGCGGAATCCGCAGAGTTGCGGGCGCTTCTTGCCATGACGATGGCCAGTCGGCCGTCTTTCCGGCTGTCGATCGGGCCGAATACGGGAGTCCGATACACAATCAATAGCCAAGGACACATAAGTCGTCAAGTGTGTACTGAAAAAAGAAACGGCCGAAAAGAAAAACCCGACAGGGGTGATTTGGCCCCTGCCGGGCTGGCTGGCACCCGCCGAAGCGGGTGGGGGGGGGGATCAGCGATCGGGGTTGCCGGTTCCGACGCCGGCGACTGGCTTGTTGGCTCGGTGCGCACCGGCGCGAATGAGCTTGGATCGGTATTCGACCGCCTCTTTGTGTCGGGGATCGCTCTGGTTTCGCAGCGCCTTGGCCAGCGGATGGTCGCTGTCCTTCGCGACGAGGCGGCCGTATTCGGCCTTCGCTTCGGCCGGTGAAAACACGTCGCCGCCCGACTGGTCCATGCCTTCGATGCGCTGGTCGCCGAGGATCTCGTCAGACAGTCGTGCCAGGAACAACGCAAGGCGCGGGTTGTTTCCGACGCCGGTCTTGTTGAATTCGTCCTTCAGTTCGTCCGACCCGTACTTGCCGACGAGGAAATTCACTTTCTTGAGCTTGGTGTCGTAGGCTTGGCCGAACCCTTCGTCTGACCTAAGGAATTCCTCGGTCTTGTTTCGCTCTGCCTTGGCCGCCTCGTTCATCGACGCAACCTGCCCGACCTGCCGCTGCGCGTCCCACTCAAGCAGCGCCTGCGTCTGCGTCGGAGTGAGCTTCAGTTTATGCGATATTTCCTTGAACTCCGATGACTGCTCATCGGTGACGGCATAGCCTTCGGGCAGGCCGTCGATTTTCAGTTCGTAGTCTGCCGCATTATCGGGGACGCCAAGCGCCTTGTATATCGCGTCGACCTTCTGCTGCCGCACGTCGGACGCGTCGGCCTCGTCGGGAAGCTCGATCTTGTTCTTGCCGACAAGCGCCTGCGTGTCGATGAACCGCTTCGAGACGTTCGCGATGACCTCGCTCGGGGGCTTGTCCTTGATCTGCTCAAGGAACTTGGCGCCTTTCAGGTCGTCGGGAAGTGAACTGAACCAGTCGGAATCAACGACACGATCCTCGGAGCCATCGGTAGTTTTATCGCCCCCGTCGCCGCCGCCGCCAAGCAGTGATTCTCCTGCACCTTCGCCAGCGTCGCCCGCCCCACCTCCGGCACCGTCGCCGCCGCCTTCGTCGGGGAAGAAATGCACCGGGGAAGACCACGCCTTCGGGTTGTAATGCGCGAGCGCATGGATCGGGTCACTCGTCGATAAGGATCGTTGGATCATCTGCCTGCCCTTCAAATCGCTTCCTGTGTGCGGCAATTCTACGCATCGCCGCGATGGGGTCTTTGGGGTACGTCAATCGCTCAAGGATCTTGATCACCACGAACCGCCTGCCCTTCTCGAACTCCTGCGGACCGGAGTCTTTGAGGGGCATCGGATCGTAGATGCTGCCCAGTTCGTAAAGATCCGTCAGGATCAGGTCTCGCTCGGAATCGTCAAGCGATTCGACGAGCTTTCGCCAAGCCAGCGCCTTTCGGCATTCGACGGTCTGCTGATCTGTTTTACGCGGCATTCACCGATCCGAGTGCCTGAGCGCCGTCTTTCGCGGCGCTGGCGGCCATTTGTGCCTGCTCCAACTGCTGTTGCTGCGCAATCTGGGCGGCGCGATTCTCCCGGATTTCGCGGACCTGTTCAACCGGCCGCAGCAATCTTTGAGGAAAATTAAACGTCCCCGCAGCGTACCGGATGCCGACGTCGACATCGAAGTTGTCCATCACCGTCGGATCCCGATCGACGAACGGTGACGCGTAGGCCTGCATCTTCGCAAGCGAATCGACTTCGGATTCGCGCTGGCTCATGGATAGCGGCGACGTGTAGATGACTTCAAGTGACCGGTTACGAAGCACCTCGGGCGGCGGCGGGATCTCGCCCAGATCGGTCATGTTCTCGAACGTCTCATGGATGATCGGGCCGAGCATGTCTTCGGTGATCGGCGAAAGCCACGGGCTCAGGATCTCAAGCCGCTGCCGGAGCATCGCATTGACTTGATCCTGCGACAGGTGTGTCTTGTTTGGCGCCTGCAAGACGTGGAGCATGTACTGTCGGCGTACGAACTCTTGTCGACGGATAAGCCCCTGTTCGTATAGCGGAATATTGTTGGCTGTCTGAATCGGCGTGATAAAGTCTCGCTGCCCCTCTTTGAAGAAGTTCAGCCCGTTGGGGTACAGGTGCGGGAGCCCGTCGGTCATGCCTGCGGGCACGTTGAGCGGCGGCATCACGGATTTCTCAAACCCAAGCAGCCCGACCTTTTCCATCGTGTTTAGCAAGCGAGCCATCGGCAGCGCGCGCCACGACGGCCCTCGTCCCTCGATGCCGTTTGCCGAGCGTTCGATCCTTGGTGTGATGTAGATGAACCGGTCGAACCCGCCGCGACGAACAAGATGTTTGTTGTTGCGATCGATGTAATACGCGAAGAATTTCATCCTCTCGGGCATCGGGTCGGTGTCGCCGAGCCGACGGGCGATTGCCGCCGGCACCACAGCATGGACCATGCAAAATTCCTGCTCCATCTTGTTCTCGCGGCCTGCGGCACTGGTGACCTTGTGGTGAAGCTGGTCATTATCGCCGGAGAACATATCGACCAGTTCCCACGCCTGAAGGTCGAACCGCCGGTAAGCCTCGTTGATTTTGCCGTCGGTGCCGCTGAACACGACATCGCGAAGCGGGCGATGCTGAAACGACATTCCGTCGATTGTGCCGCGCAACAGCATGGTCGACGAGCCTGGGCCGAACACGTCAAGCAAGCCCTCGAATGTGCCGGAGTTGAACCCGAAGCCGGGCGAATTGAACTTCCGAAGCATCGCCAGGACGGTTTCTTGGCGCCAGATCTGAACGTCTCGGTCGTTGCGAAGGTCGTCGCCGTCGGCGATCTCAAGGTCGAACCACTTGGTCGCCTGATTCATCATCAGTCCATGTACCGTAGCAGCGGCTTCGTAGCATGACTGCGCTGCGGTCATGTCGAACAGGCGAGCCCACTTCGCGGTATCCGGCTGCGCGGAAGTCAAAAACTCGCGCTCGGGCTGGATCCACCGGCTGATTTCTTCCCAAGTGCTTTCGATGGCGCGGCGCTTCGCCAGGGCCTTTTCGTGCCGTGCGAGGATCCGCTTCACAAACAGTTGGTCAATAGCCATTATTCACCGAGCAAGGTTTTGGTGCCGACGCTTCCAAGGCCGACCGATCCGGCGCCGCCAAGGATTGTCGACGACCGGCCCCGGCGCTGGCCCTGAGCGAGGCGCAATCGGTCCTGGTCGGCTTGAATCTCTGTCGCGGACTTACTGACCGGCGCTTGGAGCTTGGGCGACTTGGGCTTTTTCGTGGCTTGGAAGATCGACACGCCTGCGGTAATGAGTGGAACCAATGCGCCCATATCAGCCTCCAATGATCTCGTAGGGATTATAGTCCCTTGGCTTCCGGCGTCTACGATCATCCAGATTATGCGGCTTGGCAACCGCGTATCGCCGCATCATCCAGCCCGTCCTCATGGCGTCCATGATGTCGTCGTTCAACTTGACGATCTTGTTGTCCTTCCGGTGGTACAACCGGCGCTCTTCAAACCACTCGATCAGCGGGCTGAAAACCTTGATCCGGCCCTCGCGCATCGCGCTGAGGATCTCATAGCAACCGGCTGATACCGACTGCGTGCCACCAGAAGCGCCCTCGAACCGAGCGCTTTCGTGAAGCATGTTCACGCCGGCTTCGCGGTAAGTCTTGGCCAGCTGCTCGCCGGATCCCTTTTCGTGGTTGTTGCCGTCATGAGGCCACGCGACCGGGATCCACTTGCCGCGACGGTTTATCGAGGCCGCGTGTTGGGATGCGTCGTTCTTTCGGATCCGATAGCAATCGTATATGTAATTCACGGCGCCATCAGGGTCGAATGCCCACCAGACGGTAGATGCGGGATGATCCCACCCGAAGTCGTGACCGGCGATTCGCGGCCAGTGGTCCGGCAACGCAAACGGCTTGCACAACAGGAAGTCCTCGGAAACCGGATATACCAACCCCTCGCCGGCAGCTATAACGCCACGGCTTCGAGTCTCGCGCTCATGCTCAGGGAACGAATTTAGATACGCATTTTTGTATTCTTCGCTCAGGTGATACGCCTGATCCCACGTAGCCACCATCATCTTGCGAATCCGACTGGTCTCTTCCGGCGGCTGAGCGAATGCCTTGATGTATTCGGTCATGCCGTCAAGCGGCGTGCGCGTGCCGATGTACATGCCCTTCTTAGAAAACAGACGCATCAGGAATTCGCTGAAGATGTCTATCGGACATTCTTCATCGAACCAGCCTCCGTCTCGCTTGTAGCCTTCGAACGCCTTCTGCTTCTGCTCGTAAGCCTGCTGGTACAAAGTCGACCAGCCGCCTGAAACATGCTTGATGTAGCAGGTGTCCACGCAGTTCTTGACGTTGCCTCCGTAAAACGAATACGCGCCGATCTTGTTACGGGGAACCCAGCCTGTGCCGTCAAGCTTAGACTCGCCGGGAATCATGCGACCAAACAAGTCGATCTGCTGGCCATCTCGCACGGTCTTGAGCGTAGATGCCGCACACGTCCACTCAACAGCATGAGAAAACCGACGCCCACCCCACCACGGCGGATAAAGACCGGTCAGGTGGCAAGCGACCTCGAAAGCGGCGCAGAAGTTCTTGCCAACTTGGTTCGCGCACACCAACGCACGCTGCATGTACTCAGAGCCGGACGCAATAAACGCGGCCTGCCAATCATGCAAAGCACCGTCGTTGTCTCGGGATGGCTCACGCCAACCGAACTCGTGAAGACGGTCGTAATTCGATGCGCGAGTCGCCGCGTCAAGCGCATCAACGAAACGCTTCAACGTGCTGTCGGCGTGCGTCCTTGCCATCAGCCGTCCATCAGATCGTCAGTACGAAGCCCCGGAAGCCTAACCGTAGCAGGCGGGATGACCAGCTGACGATACGATTGCTCGCCGCCAAGCTCAAGAAGAACGCGGTGAGCCCAACGCAAATCGGAATGCACCAGACGCAACGGGCCACGAAACGAATGCCAGCCGTCACTCGCGCCGTTCGGAGAATTCTCATGCTCGAAACCAACGAAAACATGACGGGGAAACCGACGGTAAATCTCGCCAACTAAATCCTCCATCGAGCAATTGTAAAGACGATTCTCGCTGCCCTCGTTCGAATTGTGCTTCTTCCTTGACATTCAAGACTCACCGTCAAGCGCCGGAGACTTAAACACCGACTCGAACACCGCGTACAGATCCGGCTTCGACCAATTCGACGTGTCTAGCTTCTTGCCCTCGTGTTCCGTCACGCCGACGCTGCGAAGAAGAAAAACCATGTCCGACTCCGTAACGTCGTCAATCGCGCCGACAACTCGAGGCTCAGGAGAAGTGGAATCCGAAAACGAATCAACCGACAACGAACCAGCAGAATCAAACCAGTTCCCAACACCAGAACCACAAAGAACAAGCTTCAAATGAGTCGGGTCACCAACACGCTTCGCGTCAATATCCAAATCCACGCGAACATCGCTCAGAACACGAACTACCGTCGCACTAAGAACGCCGTCAGAACCCTCACGGTGACGGTAATTCACCCTGTCGCCACGCTTAACCATCAGAAACTCTCCTGTAAAAAAGATCAGACATGGCGTGATCAAAACCAAAATCACAAACAATATCCTCTGTCGAAATGTTCACCCAACAACAACTCTCAATCAACTTCTCAGACTCCAACCAAATCAAACCCCAACGCAACAACGAAGAATCATAACCCCACTCAAATAAAATCAACCTCAATGGCTTGAAACCCAAAGGAACTAGATCCAAAACGTCCCGGTAAACAACGTCCATAAACACTACTCGTAATCGCGGAAACGAGATGAGTCACCACCAACACGACAAATGTAAAAGTAATTCCAACATTACAGAAAATCTCCGGGGCGACCTAACAATAGTACAAGACACCAGCTATTTCAAGAGCAAAGAGCATTGGCGTGTACATCTATTGCGCTAAGAGAGTGAGGTCCTGGGGGGAATGGGAACAAAAGGAGTAAGACCACACAAAAACCCCCGACTCCAAGACTTGG